CGATGTAAACAATGATGGCTTTGCTGACCTGATAAGCCTCGGCACAGACAGCAAAATTATACTTAATGATAAGGGTAAACTATTTGTGGCGGAATATAAGTTTCCGTTTGATTCTGCCGATAGAGCGTTGGGTATGCTTGATTTGAACTCCGACGGGCATTTGGACATTATATACTCACAAGTCAATGCTCAACAATCGACGCAGTTTTTATTCGTCAACAACTTATATGTGATGTTTGGATGACCTTGACCCAGATATCGCTTGACACCGACAACCGTATGCTCCGTATAGGCTTTGGTAAGCACAACGGGCGCTGGTTCTTCCGTGTAGATTTATGGTGGTTCGGCGTAAGAATCACTTGACATTTGGTCTCGAATCGTCTACTATAAGAATATAGAGAAAGAGATTGATTATGAAAAAAGGTGAACTACTCGGTAAAGTCCTCGTCCTAGCCACGAATGCCCATGCAGGTCAGTTTGACCGCGGCGGTAACCCATACATTCTTCACCCATTGAAGGTGATGCATTACCTCAAGACAACAGACGAAGAACTCCAGTGCATCGCATTGCTTCATGACGTTATCGAAGACACCAACACCACATGGGAAGACCTGCGTGAGATTGGTTGCACCAGTCGTGTTATCAGTGCCGTTCGAGTGTTGACCAAGATGCCCGGTCAGTCCTACGATGAGTATAAGCTAGAGGTATTTGCCAATCTTGATGCTATGCGTGTTAAGATGGCAGACTTGCGCCACAACACCGATATCCGTCGCCTCAAGGGCATCACTGAAAAGGATATCGCTCGGTTGGCCAAATACAATCAGTTTTACCTTGAAATTCGGCAGAGACTGGATGAAACCGCATGATAGTAACATACCTCCCGTGGCTGATGTCTTGCATGACCATCTGGATGACGCTCCTAGCTGGTAACAACAATCAGTCCGCATGGGCAGTCGGGCTTGTCAATCAAGTCCTATGGGTAACATGGATAATCGCTAGCCAAGCCTGGGGTCTAATCCCTATGAGTATTGCACTCGCCATCGTCTATACTCGCAACCATTTCAAGTGGAACACCAAAGAGGAAAGCAAATGAATATCAAACTTAAAGCCTGGCTAATCACCTTAGCAATACCAATCTCCGTGGCTATCTTGACGGTTCTCATCGCAAGGTTTCCGCTGGTAATATTGTTGGTGCTGGTGGGCGGAGCATTATATTGCTTGTATAGCGGCATATTGAACTATCTTGAATATAAGGATAGGTGGAAACAATGATATTCCACGTTGACAAGACCACACCCAAAGACGGCCGCATATTCGTATTCGGCTCTAACTTAGGCGGTAAGCATGGTGCTGGTGCTGCATTGGAAGCAAGACTTCGGTACGGCGCATTGCTCGGCCAAGGCGAAGGTCTGGTAGGTAATTCATATGCAATCCCGACCAAGACTGCAAATTTCGAATGTCTATCACTAGAAGAAGTCCGAAGCCATGTGGAGACATTTGTCCTATTCACGCTAGAGAACCCAGACATGGAGTTCTTCGTGACCCGTGTAGGTTGTGGTCTAGCAGGCAATAAAGACGAGGATGTCGCACCCATGTTCAAAGGTGCAATCAACTGTTCATTCCCAGAGAACTGGAAGGGTTATCTAAATGTTCGTTGAGTTTACAGCAAGATCTGGACAGAAGCATTACATCAATGTTAATCATGTTATCAGTGTAACATACACTACAGGCCCATGGCCAGAGAAGGTATATGTAAATCTAGTAGATGGAACAGTAATCGATGTTGACCTGTCATATGAAGATGCTTGTAAGCAAGTCATAAACTACTAACCCCGGCCGAGATGAACTATGAACAAACCAATAAAATATTTCGCAGGGTATTGTCCCACACCACATGATAAGTCTGTAGTATTAGGCGGTGGTCTGGTCCTATATCCATTAGATAATCCCGAGCATGTAGCCACAACCCTTCATATTTACACACAGAAGATATGGGAAGCAGCATACCAGCAAGGTGTGGAAGATGCTCAGAAGAAAATGCGCAACGCATTAGGAATAGCACAATGATGGTATATCTGTTATATGTAAACTACGGGTCAGATGATTCGTCTGGTATGGACAATATGGTAGGTGTATTCGAGACTTTCGCAAAGGCCGAAGCCTACTATCTAGCCACCTATCCCGAACGATACCAATGGTATGTAGAAGCCGAGAAGATACTATGAGTAGAGAGTCCATGGTCAATATCCTCCTAGGAGAGGTATACCGAGCAACAGACTATACCAACCCAGTACCGATGAACCCACGTAGGATAAAACGGCTACTAAGACTGGACGACAGCACCGAGACGCTCAACCGTTGCGCAGCCGCGTGGCTCAACCGCCGATAAAGTTTTCAAACACTCAGGCTCCGAAATGAACAAATTTTCATTATTTTTGTATAAAGAGATACCAGTATGATACAGTATATAAGAGAGAATATCAGTAGCTATGGACCAATAGAATGGTCATTAGTAGTAGCAATCATCGTTGTATTGGTTATCCTAGTATGATTATGACAGCAATTGGTATAATCCTATTGGTATTAAATGTCGCTATTGTAGTGAATGATATCAAGAAGAACGCAATAACAAAGGTAACACTCCTCAATGCAGCAGCGGTAGGGGCTATTCTAACCACGTTGACTTGGATAAGTTGGTGAACCTGGGTGAACCCCTAGTAAATCCCACATAAAGGTTAGCAATAACCTCTAACTATTAGTATATTATTCGCAATCCAGTGTCCATGAACTAGACCACGGATAAAGAGAGAAACCTTACGTCCATAGGCTGAGATAAATGCTTTGGCAAAAAAGTTTTCCTTGGACCACCCACGGTGTTTTTTATCTTGACACCATGGTCCGTCTGTGTTATATTATAGATAATACGAATCACACTGGAGAACTACCATGCGAGACTATACCATTACGAAGATAAAGCCCGGCACCTACCTGCTGGACCTATACGTTGACGGTTCCTGGGTAGCGGACCGACGTGGTACCAAGCAGGCCGTAGAGCAATATGCCACTACCTATATCAACAGGCGTATGCCACGGGCTATGCCACCGCGTTTCATTATGACCTAGTTTTACTTTCCTTTCGCTAGGTCACACTTAGGTCCTCGGGTTTCGACTCGGGGACCTTTTTTGTATAAAACTCTTGACGAATCAGCTGGACCATGTTATAAAGGAGTGTAGCGACTAAAGAATAACTCTATTGAATCAATCACTAAGGCACAGCGAAATGAATGGTTGACATTACTGACGAATCTGCTATATTGAGTAAGTAGTCAGTGAGAAGAAAGTGATTCGAAAATGTGGTTGTTTGCTCTTGCCGTTGTCGCCTTCGTGATGTTCCAGATTGTTCGTGAAGACCTTGTTGCTGGTTATGAACTCGTCCCTGCGGAGATTGTATAATGTATAAAGTCCAGTATCGCTATTATAACTACGCCCTCAAGACAAAGATGTTCGAATCTTTCGAAGATGCTCGTAAGTTCTGGAATTACATGCGTGTCCAAACGGGCATACGGTATACCGAACTAATTACACCACATGGTAATCCAATGCGAATTACCGCTTGACATTCCCTGCGAATCGTGTATAGTGAAATAGTAGTCAGAAGAAAGAGAACGAATCATGCAGAACCAGATTGAACAGCTAATCCAAGACATCAACGCCGATTACCGCGCATGGCAGACATGCAGTGGTAAGCCACGCAGCGAGATCAACGACCGTATGTATGACGAGTTCGTAGAGGGTATCCGGGTCGAAGAAGGCCGTAAGTATATCCGCATCGTGACACAGAACAGCGTGTGGGGTTTCATTCAGAAAGAAGATTGCGCTAAGGGTTTCCGTAAGGGTGATATCCTCAAAGCCGCCGGTTGGAATGCACCTACGAAGAACAAAGCACGTGGTAACATCGTAGACGGTGGGTATAGCATCCAGTGGACTGGCCCACGTTATCTCTAAAGGAATTACATTATGAATTTATTTGAACAAATCGCCGCTCATGAAGACCCCTATGAGTATTTTTATGAATGCATTAGTGGTAATCATGGTAAGCTGGCTGAACAAGCCTGTAGTGAAATCTACAATGATGTCTCCATCGATCACTCGCTTCATCCAGATGATGATTTCGAGAAGATTATTGAGATCGCTGTAGAGCAAATCATCGATGACTTTGGTGTTTAAAGGAATTATATTATGGATATGATAGGTTTTGATCAGTATTATCAACATGAACCTTCACGGAATGCTCTATTGGATACTGGAACACCAGAGTCCGCACGGGATGTACCCTGTGATGGATGTCCTATGATGGAAGAGTGTGGCGCTAAGGGACTAGAATGTGTAGCGTTCCGTCAGTGGGCAGCCGATGGTGACTTTATGGACAAAGATATGGCACGGCTCCGTAGGGCCATGAAGTGAGTTGTAGTTGGTATAGGTTGTAGTCCGTAGTGGTTGCACAGACTTAGAGCCAGGAAAGCCATATAGAAAATCTCCACACGGTTGGTGGTGGACCGGGGGTTTAGCACACACTAGAGCTTTGAAAGGTCTTCCTGTGGACCAAAAAAAGCTGCCACGCACCGCCACGCACCGCAATTTTTATTTCCTGGCACCCAAAAAATTTTTCCGGCCAGATTTGGCACCTAAATAGATGAGGTAATATAATGAATAACGTTACTAAGATTGATGGCACTCCGTTTGCACCCGTGACTACACTTGAAGAAGCGTTGCAGGCTGATACGCCCTACTTCGACGCGCTCGTAGATGGTTCAGTAGGTATGCTACAGAATGCCCTCTTTGCTATGGATATGGATGAAGAAGCCAATATGATTGAGCAAATTCTGTGGAAGTTAGTTGATGCTTCTATCGTTAAACAATACAGAAAGTAAATTCTAAGTGTTCATACATGACAATGGTAAAGTATGTGTGTTTACCGCTGCACGATGCGGTCATACTTCAATGTATGAATACTTCGGCATTGTTCCCTATTCTCAAAATGATGCGGATCTTTCTCGCTGGTTACACTCTACTTCTAGACGAATTCTTGTAATAAGACATCCTTTTGATAGGTGGGTATCTACACGAAGATTTGATGCGAATGATGCTAGTAGAAAAACATACTCTAAAAAGTCTCGGAAAAAGATTACACGAGAGGAATGGATAAACTCCCACAATTCTCCGTATCTATCTCTAATAGATGCTTCTATCCCATTTGAGATAATAAGGTTCGATAGATTATCTGAGTATATCTCTAAGTCTTCTCTTACTGTCTCTACGGATACTGTAGCAACACACCACTCTACTATTGAGATTACACCAGAGTTGAAAGCAGAGTATTCGTGTTACCTATATTTTCTTAAAAACTGTAAAGAAATTAGTCCAGAAGAGTGGAAACTCTTGACAAATGGTGACGATAGTGGTATATTGGTGGAATAAGGAGATGTTATGACGGTAGATGTAAAAGAATCTGGCGAATACGAAAACTATCTGGACCAAGATGCGCGTATGCAAGACGAGTATCGCATGTCCCTGGAGCATTTGGTAGGGGTGATAGATACGCCCCTTGCGGATAATTCTGGTAAGCGTAAGGTCGACCCTGATTTATGGAAGGCTATCTACGTCCACTTCCGCAGCGTTGAGGATATCGTAGACTTCTCGAAACGTATCGGGTATATCGTAGCGAATAACCTGAAAGACTTCTGGTACCCTTTGGCAGACCCTCGCGCTTCGCTGTTTGACGATGGCCAAGTGCCATTGGTGGATGTGGATATGCGTTTGTGCGCTCCGCGAAAGGATAAGAATCTAGCTTCGCTTGAAGTGGAAGTGAACGAAACGGAAGAGAGTGCTTGGAAAGAGCATTGGGTGGGGATGCCAGAGTTTGAGTATCTAGAAGATAGTGGTCCCATTCGGTCGGTGATTGTGAAGTTCCGTCGGCTTGAGGACTATGAAGAGTTCTCGCGGCGTATTGACCAGGTGCTAACGGATAAGTCTAAGGCTATCTGGCACCCCAAGCTAGAGCGAACACCAAACTATCTTCTGCGGTGGGTGGAAGAATGATTGAACGTATCTTCATTCCCACAGTCAAGCGGGCTGACAACCAGATTACATACAATAATCTTCCCGAAGAGTTGAAGAGTAGAGTAACGATGGTTGTGCAGGCGTGGGAGCGTGACCAATATCATTACCCATGCGAGTATCTGGTGTTGCCAGAAGAAATCAATCTGACTGACTACTATTGCTTACCCAAGACTCGTAAGATAATCTACGAGGCTGGACAGAATATGAAGTATGCAGTTATTGATGATGACCTTACATTCGGTAGACGCAACGCCAAATACTGGACTGGCGTGTCTAACATGGAAATGTCTAAGCGTAAAGCTACAGACGAAGATGTCCTAGAAATGTTTGACCTATATAGTAAGTGGTTAGACGATGCGACTGTGACAGTATGTGGTCCTGGTCATGCCGAGAACCCACCACAAGACAGTGCGTATAGCAACAACTCTTCTCTTAGTAGTGCAATCTTTGTAAATGGTAATGATTTCAAAGACTTACTACCCGAACTTGAACTAACTCGCGTGAAAGTCGCAGAAGATGTTGTTTTTCTTTTGAGTTTATTGGCTCATGGTTATGGCAATCGTGTCAGTCAAGAGTTTGTATTCTTTAATAACAGTGTCCACAAAGCTGATATGACTTCTACTGTGTGGGATGAACAGACGTATGAGAATACACAGCGGGATCATAAGATAGTTGAATCGATGTTCCCTGGTATTTTCACAATTTTATATGACGATAAGACTGGTGAGCGTATCAAAGGTGGATTTCGTGATTTTGGTAAGAGTAAAATACGCTGGAGTGAAGCCCTTGGTTCGGCCCAAAGAGGTAATTTGGAGGATTTATTTTAATGACTAACCCTAAGTATCCCGTTTACATTGTTTCTAAGGGACGCGCTGACACTATGATTACTTCGCGGTCGCTGACTCGCATGAAGATACCGCATTATATCATCATCGAACCTCAAGATGAAGCAGACTATGAACAGGCTAAAATCAATTTTGGTCTAACTGATTATGTAACTCTGCTTGTTGCTCCGTTCTCCAATCACGGAGATGGTCCTGGTCGTGCTAGAAACTGGGCATGGGACCACTCTATCAGTATTGGTGCTACCGCTCACTGGGTTCTAGACGATAACATTTCAGATTTCTATCGTCTTCATCGCAACGAACGTATTCGCGTAGAGTCTGGTGTGTTCTTCACTGTCATGGAAGACTTCTTTGACCGCTATGAGAACCTTTACATTGCTGGTCCGCAGTATCGTTTCTTCATTGCACCGAACCAGAAGTATCCTCCGTATGTCGCAAACACTCGTATCTACTCGACATTGCTAATCCGCAACGATTGTAAGCATCGTTGGCGCGGTCGTTACAATGAAGATACCGATATCTGTCTTCGCGTTCTCAAAGATGGTGACTGCACGGTGCAGTTCAATGCGTTCTTGCAGGGTAAAGTTGCTACACAGACCATCAAGGGTGGTAACACCGCAGAGTTCTATCACAAAGAATTCTTGGAAGAGGGTGAAGAAGTAGAAGGCAAGCGTTACCACGAGAAGGGTACCATCAACAAGTCACAGATGTTGGCTGATATGCACCCAGATGTTGCTCGTGTTGTATGGCGTTATGGTCGCTGGCATCACTATGTTGACTATACGCCGTTCAAGAAGAATACATTGAAGCTAAAAGACGGCGTTGTTCTTCCCGAAGGCGTCAACAATTATGGTATGAAGCTGATTACTCTGCCGCCAGACACAAAATATTCAATGGCACTAGACGTAGACGAATTCGTTTAAGGCCAGGGGTCGCCAGATAGCTTCATAGAAGAAGCAACTTTCTCTGATTCATACTTAAAACGCATTTTCATTATATGAGAGCCGTTGACAGCAACACCAATTGACTCATTTCCCTCTTTTGTCAAGGTAATTGTTGTCGCGGCTATCAGTTTTGACAGTTTTGTATTGTTCAATGGGTCAGTTGTGTCGGCAGTATAGGGAGCTTTGCTCCCTTTTCCTGTTACTTTGATGTATGGAGGGTAAACTTCTTCTGCATCCATCCAATCACTGATAATATAGGCGCGCAAATTCTTAGTTTGCATCGATTTTAGCTTGACTAAGAGCGCATCACGCAACTTAGACATAATTTCTGAGCCTTTTTTCTCAGTTATCTTTTTTAAAGCGGGTCTCTGTCTAATATAAGACTTTCTTAACGTCTTGGACTCTGGTAGTTTGAGTTCTTTTACTACTTCGTCTTCTAATTTCTTGTTCGTGTCTGCCAAATCTAGTCCCAGCGACTTATCAACAGTGCCGATTCCCGGATTTTTGAAGCCAATATCGCCGCTGCCCTTTGTTGCTTTTGCGGATAGACCCAAAAACCCATTTGCTGGTCCAAAAGTGAATTTAACTAGAATATCAGTTGGGTTTTTCTTCTGATCGACTTCAACTCCGACTGCGGAAGTCATAGATCCCGGTCTAGCAGTCCAATATACACCCGACACCGTACCAGAATACTTCTTAGTCTTAGCCCATGCGATGAATTCTTTTGCCATCGCTTCGGCCTTACCCTTGGCATCATCAACTTCTTCTTTTGTTGCTTGTTTTGTGCGCTGATTAAACTGCACTTGGGCCACAGGGTCAAACCATTTGTTACCGTTGATAACATACCCGGTCCAGATTTCGTTAATGTCAGATAAAATTGTATTTGCTGTCACTAAATCTGTTCCTTTTTTACTTTTATTTATAAATAGAAGTGATATGTCATACGATACTATATTTAAACTTATTGGAGATGTAGGATTCCCCATCGCAGCGGCCTTGCTCGGTGGTGTCTTTGTGTATTTTGTCATCAACTACATTCTTGAGAGCGTTGTAAAGGCAATCAAGGGAATGCAGGGTATTATCATGGGGTTAGATAACCGAGTGAAGACCATGAACCATGATATTATTCGCGTTGATGCTGTTGTTAGTTCCGCTTTGGGTTTGAAACCAGACCTTGATAGAATTGCACGAGCCGACGGGAAGAATGACGCAAGGCGGGACTAATGGATCCGCAACTGATTGCAGACCTTGTGAAGCAGTATGGATTTCCCATTGTGGCATCAGTCGGTATGGGATATTTCGTGTGGTTCATTTATAAATTCGTAACAGATAAATTAATGCCGTTGATTGGCGAGACAAATGTAATTTTGATCGCGTTGATTGACCGAATTCGTATGTTAGATAACGATCTTATCAGATTAAATCAGAAGGTGAGTGTTGTATTGCAAATAAAAGAGGATCACAGTAATGATGTTAAAAATAAAAATTGAGATCCTTAAAGTATTTACGCTTGAGTTAGATTTTTCTTCAAATAAAACTATAAAGGAAGAGAAACATGCTAAAACGAGCGACGATGCTCCTGCTACTACTAAGTCTAAGTAGTCCTGCATACGCCGACCCCATTGTTCAACAGTTTAAATCACCTTCCTTTACTGGTTATGGGTGGTCTTCACATGTGCAATCAATCGATGCACAAGAGCGTTCTCGGGAACAAGCAATCAAAGATGCTGAGGCAGCAAAAGCGGCACTAGCGAGGGCGGAAGCATCAAACACTCCTCTTGCAAAGTTTATGGCGCTGTTTACATCTCAGGTTTATGCGCAACTTGCTACACAACTTTCTAACAATCTGTTCGCAGAAGGTGGGAATGCCAGCACCGGCACGTTCAATCTTGATGGCAACTCCGTGAGTTACGTCAAGACTGGAACAGAAGTCACCCTAACAGTTGTCGATAAGAATGGTAATACTACGGTTGTTACTGTTCCTATTGCCACGTTTGCGTTCTAAGGAGATGACGATGAAAAAGTTAATTCTCCTTCCACTTCTTCTTGCAACTTCTGGTTGTGTTGGTGCGCTTCATCCTACTGCTAACCAATCATATCTATTCAGAGACGATGCCGAAGTCAAGCGTTTTGCTAATCCAAAACTGTTCAAGAATCTACCAGAGTTAGATGGTCAACCAATTCCTATTGCACTGTATTCATTTACAGATAGAACTGGTCAACGTAAACCATCTTCTACTCTTGCAAGTTTCTCTACTGCGGTTACTCAGGGTGCAGATGCATATTTGATTAAGACATTACAAGATACCGGTGATGGTAAGTGGTTTGTTCCTGTTGAACGTGTTGGTATTGATTCGCTAATCAAAGAACGTCAACTTGTTCGTCAAATGCGTGAACAGATTTCAGGTGAAGGTGCTGAACCTCTGCCTCCATTGAAAGTTGCGGGTATCATCATTGAAGGTGGTATTATCGACTATAACTCAAACATTAAGACCGGTGGTACTGGTGCTCGCTTCCTTGGCGTCGGTCCATATCAGCAATATACACAAGACCAAGTTACAGTTAGTCTTCGTCTAGTTTCTGTCCAAACCGGCGAAGTTCTCAATTCGGTTACTGTAGAGAAAACAGTTCTCTCCACATCTGAGGGAGTTACTGCTTTTACATTCTTCGACATGGCAACAAAAGCATTTGAATTTGATGGGCAACAAACAAGTAATGAAGCAGGTAGTTATGCGATCCGTTCTGCCATAGAAACGGCCGTTGTTGAGTTGATCAAGGATGGTGAAAAGAAAAATCTATGGAGATTCAAACAAAAGGAAACGACAAATGAAACTAAGTAAGTTTTTATTCGTTGGCGCTGCTCTTTGTTATGGAACATCTGCGATTGCACAAACTGTGCTACCAACAGCACCAACTCCACCAGCAATCGTAACAACTTCGCCAAATGAAACAGAAGCCAATTCTGTTGCCACAACCAATAAGGTGTATATCGATCAGCAAGGAGATAACGTAGATGTTAACGTTGTTCAAACTGGGACTGCTAATGTCATCGGTTCTGCTATTGATCCTATTTACCTACGTGGTGACAACCAAAGCGTCATCGCAATACAAACAGGCAATGGAAACTCGCTCTATATGGGCGTCGTATCTGACACAGGTGCCCAAGGAATCGCCGATGTAACAATTCGTCAAATCGGTGACCTGAATACCGCAGATATCCGTTGCGGAGTATTACAATCAGATTCTTCGTGTAACCAACTTGACATGAATGCTAAGTTCACTGGCAATAATAATGCCTTTGTTTTCCGTGGTTCCGGCGCTAATATCCGCAACTCAATGGAGTTCAATGGTAACAATAACACAATCAATATGGATGCACTATCACCGAATGCATCACAGACAATCCTAGTAACAGGTAACTACAATGATTTTGATGTTACACAAACTGACCTCGGTGGGACATTCGGTCACTCTCTGTATGTAAATCTAACAGGTTCTCTAAACACCATAACAACGCAACAATATGGTGCATCGGAAACTGTGATCAACATCAACAGCGTGGGATCAAATGGTATCTTTAATATCAAAACTGGTCACTAATCTTCTACTGATTTTTCTGTTATCGACTCCAGCTTTTGCTGACATAGGGTCGATAACAGATTTCAGAGGTGGTGGTGCTATTAAGCGTGGTGCTAAAACAACTCTCGCTACCAAAGGCGCGAGAGTTCAAAAGATGGACACAGTGTCTACCAACTCTCAGGGTAGATTTAGGATTACATTCAATGACTCGACCACAGTTAATATTACAGAAAACTCTCGACTTCTTGTGGATGACTTTGTGTATGATGGGGGAGGGAAGACGAAGGGTAAACTTGGACTTCGGGTCGCGCTTGGAACTGTCAGATACACTTCAGGTAAAATCGCCCACAGTAATGGAAAAGGCGTAAACATTCGCACACCAACTGCTACTATCGCAGTTCGTGGCACAGACTTCGTTATGTCGGTTGATGAAGCAGGCCGTTCTACGGTCGTGCTGGTTCCCGAATGCTATAACGAATTAGATATTACAAAGCAAACTGCCGAATGTCCTAATGGAATGATTGATGTTATCACTGCGTCAGGTGTGGTCACACTAAACCAACCATTCCAAGCAACTGTTGTCGAAAACAACTTTGCACCACCTGCACCACCCGTGATTATCAATCCTCTATTGAAGACGCTAGATAACAACGTTCAAATTGTTCCTTTGGAAACAGATGATGGGCAAAGTCTCTTACAACTTGCTAGAGACAGTTTGAAGAAATTTACCAATCCGGCAAAAGCAGCATCGGACGACAATAAAGATCCTGATGCGGGCACAACCGATAACGTCGAACAAGTCGCCGCGGCGATGCGTCGACCAGCAACACCGCAAGAGCTACTAGAAGTTTTTGCTGAATATAATGAAGGTAATACGCCAGCAGAAACAGTCTATACTAATGTCTCCCCGATATTCAAGAAGAACGTTCAGGTAGGGTGGGTGTATACTCGCTTGTCAGAGGATAAACAGCAAGCAGTTACTATCTGGTTAGAAAAGGGAACTGAGGCGCAAGTAGTTTCAGTTCAAAACGGACTAGTTGATGCGTATAACTTCATGGACGATAAATGGACATCATCGGGAACAGGTAGACCACAAGGTAATATTACGGTGATGCAGGAAACCGGTGTAAGATGAAAAGACTAGCCGCTCTCTTTCTATTATTTTTTGCGATGCCAGTATTTGCACAAGTTACTAACTATGGTTTCGAAAATGGAAACTATACTGGTTGGACAGTAAGTAATGGTTCGACCACAGCAAGAACCTCGTGGGGTCCAGATGGTTCGGGTGTTCAAGTAACAACTGGTATGACTAACTATTGTCCGGGTGGTGGCAAGTGTTGGACTGTTACACCATATGGTTCATACATGGTATCTCTACAAGCAGGGGGTGGTTCTCCTGGATTTGATGGTGCTATGTCTACCTTGGGATTACAAAGTTCTACGATTACGTCAATCAAGAATACTATTTACTCCAACGGTAACATGTATCCTACAAACGCAACTTCTATTAGTAGAACGGTATTTCTTCAAGCGGGAGTGACATACACTTATGCTTGGCAGTATCTATCGACCGACTATGTTCCATATAATGATGGTTCGATGATCACAGTTACGGGTGGTCCAGGAACTGCCACCATCAACGGTCAAACACAAGACTTCGCGCTTCTGGGATTCACCAATCAAGGAACTGGTAACTATTCTGTAGGTTCTTACGGTGCTACTGGTTGGCAAGTCGCGGTGTTCACTGTACCTACAGATGGCAACTATCTACTAGGGTTTGCCTCGTTCAATCTAGGCGATACAGCATTGTCACCAATTCTATTCATCGACCAAATGCAAGGAACAACTTCACTCAACGGAACAACCTTTACACCAGTTGCTCCGAATGCTGGTTCTTCTGCACCGCCACCGCCTGCTCCTGAACCACCTGCACCCACTTATCCTCTTGCATCAATTAGTGCTAACCAAACACTAAAGATTAATCAAAAAAATTCTATTACTCAAAACTCTATCTACATCAATGCAACTGGCTCTAACAACTCAGTTTATATTGAACAGTTTTCTAAGCAGAACCAGATACGGGGTGTCAATGGCGCACAAGCTATGACAATCAATGGTAGTGGTAACAACATCACTATCAATCAAGGTACAGCTACCACGCCAATCGGTAAGAACTTGGCAGAAGTTTCTGTTACTGGTAACAACAACATTGTATCACTGACACAACAATATGCTGGTAAATATGCTGAGATTGTAACCAATGGTCTGGGCAATCAAATAACTGCCCAGCAAAAAGATGTCAATGAAAAATCGTTGTTTATCAATGCTTTAGGAAATACTAATGTTATCAGTGCGTTACAAGAAGGTGCTGGCAATCACTTCTTAGAAATAAATGCTCCATTCGGCGGAGTTACTGCATCTGTTACTCAACTAGGTTCGTCTGCAAAACAATTTCAACTTTTACTAAATAGTCCTGGAATTGGTGTAACGGTTACACAAAATAACTTGACTGCCGCCGACTCTGCGAAAATGGAAATAACATGCACGACTGGACCATGTAATGGATACTCTTACACAAAGAACTAAAAAAGTTTTACTCTCGCCTTGGTTGGCGCTACTTACTTTTAGTATTCTTCTTTGGGTAAAACTATCTGACCCATACATGGTAGAATCCACAAGATTGAAGTTTTATGATTATTTGATGCTCGGTTCGCCAACGCAATCCGAGCAAATTGTAACAGTCAATATTGGGGAGAAAGCAATTGAGAAATATGGCCAGTGGCCTTTCCCGCGGGAAGTCCATGCTAAAATTATTGGGGACATTTATGGCAGAGGGGCTGCTCTTGTTGGTGGCACTATACTTTATCCTGAGCCTGATCGGATGGGGACTGATAGAGTTCTTGCGAATTCCCTAAATCAGTATCCAGTTGTTCTGAGTCAGACTGTAAGCGACTCTTGTTCACGGGCAAGTGCGACAATTCGGAGGACAGGCGTTGCCGTAATCGGCGATGGAGAAGCAACTGAATTTCTTCCTCAATACCCGTGCGTTCTAAGTAATATTGCACCTCTGCAAGAAGCCGCTGCCGGTGTTGGGATAACGTCAACCCTACCCGAGAGTGATGGGGTTGTAAGGCGAGTTCCTCTTCTATCTCAAACATCAGGCGAATACTATCCCGCATTTGCTCTAGAGATGCTGCGTGTAGCTGCAGGAGACTCTTCGTATCAAGCCAAGATAAATCAGACTGGGGTCGAAGCATTACGAATTCCTTCTTTTGAAACTATTAAAACAGATGAATATGGTAGAGTGTTCGTCAATCCGAACTATCGATTCCAGTCAGTCGAAATTGGAGCGGGTCCTTTACCTGACCTGAATGGTAAAATTGTGATTGTTGGCGTAACTGCTGCTGGTATTGCGAACCCTGTAGCGACTCCATCAGGTGCGCAACATCCCCACGTCCTTCAGGCGAGTATTCTTGAAACTCTGATAAATGGAGATTCTGTTTCGATTCCGAACTGGTCAGTAATTGCGGATCTAGCGGCGTTTCTGGGTCTTGCTCTGGCATTGATTATTCTTTCTCGTTTTCGTTTCTCTATAATTTATATCGGCATACTACTAGCTGGTTATTTTTATCTGCCAGTATATCTGTTTACCACAAAAAATATTCTCTTCGATGTAACTTTTAATATTTTTTCTATTGCTTTAATCTACATTCATCTGTATACTGCTAAGTATATCTCAGAGTATCTACAGAAGCAACAGATTAAAAAGCAATTCGGCACTTATCTATCACCAGCCATGGTAGATAAACTCCAGAAGAATCCAGAATTGTTACAACTTGGTGGTGAGTCCAGAGAGTTGTCGATAATGTTTACCGACGTTCGAGGCTTCACGACTATCTCAGAACATTATGGTAAAGATGTTCAAGGTCTAACTAAGATTATGAACAGATACATGACGGCAATGACCGCCCGTATTATTGAAAATGAAGGTACACTTGACAAATATATTGGTGACGCACAGATGGCTTTCTGGAATGCGCCACTAGATGATAAGTATCATGCGTTGAATGCTGTCCGCACTGGTATGGCAATGTTGAAAGATTTAGAAAGATTTAATGATGAAGTTACTAGAGAAGGTATTCCTGCTTTTGGAATGGGCCTTGGTATCAATACTGACACAGTTGTCGTGGGTAACATGGGTTCTGATCAACGTTTTGATTACACCTGCCTTGGTGATGGCGTTAATCTCGCGGCACGTCTTGAAGGCCAGTCTAAACCTTATGGTGTTAAGATCGTTGTTGGACCAAAGACTGCGGAATACGTTTATAACGAATTCCAGGTAGTAGAGCTAGACCTGATTGCAGTTAAGGGTAAGACTGAACCCGTAAAAATTTACACTGTTCTCGAACAACGTGATACTGCCGGCGAATTACAACATGAGAAGTTTCTCACTTTATATCGCTCAGGCCATTGGGAAGCTGCCCAAAAATTTGCCAGCGACTTGAAGCAGTGCTGGCAAGGTAAATTATCAGATTATTACGACTCGATGATTAGCCGTATCGAAGAGTTTCAGGTGACACCTCCGAAAGATTGGGACGGAGTGTATCGGGCGACTTCGAAGTAACTTCTTGTTCGAATAGTTCCTTCTCCATCTGAAAAAAGTGTTCTTCTAGTTCTTCGTCGTTCATTAGAAACTCTTTCCTAGATTAAGTTGACAAAACTTTCGGAACATATCTTCGAAGTTGCCGGTCTTATAAACCCAGGCATCATAGAGACCCTGTAAAGAGTAACTATCGGAAGCAGACTTACTTACATAGTAGCCTCTTTCTTCGAGTTCTGCTACGAGTTCTTCATCGTCAAAGTCATCCATATAAACTTCGACTTCTGTAGTAATACTAACCATTATGCTACCTTCCTTTTATATGCCACACGGCCTTCAAGATACTCTTCAAAAGACGAATAGGTTGGAATACCATTCGCTCCGAGTTCAAAATTAATTTCTAAGAACGACTCAAGTTCATACTGCCAGCCGTTCCATGCAACACCTAACTCTTTGAGTAGGTTCTCTTCATTTCTAGATATTTCAAGAATCATCACACACCTCATTGCTTACATTATAGTTATAGACGATTCGCAGCCAAAAGTCAAGCGGTTTTTTTCTATTGACAAACTGGCCGTTATGTTGTATTGTGAAAGTCATAAGGAGATTGTTATGACTATGCATTTGTTAGGTCCAGCCTACACTACGACAAATACTAAAAAGCGTAAAACTGCAAACAAAGGCGTAACTGCCAAGTATGCACAAGACTGGGTTGATTACAATAAGCAGATGAAACGTATTGGTTGCAAGACTAAGACGTTCGACGAATATGTGCAATATCGTCAGGGCAATTATAAACCTAAGTTGCGTGGCACACCTCTCCCTGATTATCAGGTCAGTGACCATCGTCAAAAGTATCCCTCTGGTGATGGGCTTGGTGTTACTTTTGCCAAGAAGCCCAACGAATATACTGGTACTCTGATTAGGGGTATTGCCACCATGCATAAATCTAATGCAGTACCAGTTATCAATCAAGATCAGATGGAAGAGATTTCAAGGATGCGCCGTGGTTAATTTTGATGTTGTATTAAATTGGATGGAATACATCCGAAATAATCCAGAGAATGCATACAGATTCTCTGAGAACTTCTGGCCAAGTCAGATCGAAAGTAAGAAATGGTTGCTTGAACATGTAACTCCTATGGATCGTTCTATCGTAATTTTCGGTGGTTGGTATGGAGTTCTTGCGCAGTTTATTGCGCATAAGTTTCCTGATGCTAGAATTCTAACCACCGACTTAGATTCTAGCTGTAGACATGTATTCTCTGCTATCGATGAGTGCTATCACGATATTGTCTTTCGCCAACATGACATGAAAAACGGTATGCCGCTCAACGTGCATCCCGATCTGGTAATCAATACAAGTTCTGAACATGTTACCCAGGAAGTTTATGATGCTTGGTGGGACTCTATTCCCAACGCGACTAAATACATCGTCCAGGGAAATAATCTAGAAAATCCTGAGCATGTTCGTCTTGCTGATAATCTAGAAGAATTCTTAAAACTCAATAGGATTGAAGAACCAGAATACGCTGGTATGTTGAAGTGCGGACATTTTTACAGATATATGGCAGTGGGTTATAAAAAATGAGCGATGATTTTCCGATAGGAACAAACGAAGCGCGGATTGTGGAGCTAGAGAGAAAACGAGATATCATCAATCTAGTTAGTCCTAGTTTCTGTTCTGCAAAGTGGCTTCAAACAACTTTATATCTACAGAATGGATATAATCATTCATGCCACCATCCGTCGCCACATAAGATTCCTCTGGATGAAATACAAAAAACACCTCATGCACTTCACAACAGTAAATTCAAAAAAGAACAAAGAGCGAAAATGCTTAGAGGGGAAAGACCCTCTGAATGTGAATACTGTTGGAAAATTGAAGACTTAGATAAAAACTATTTCTCGGACCGTCATTATAAAACATCTGAATGGTGGTCGTGGGATAAAATAGAAGAGATATCTTCGATGGATCCGGAAACTGATATCTATCCTAGTTATCTAGAAGTATCATTTTCTAATGCATGTAACTTTGCTTGTGCGTATTGTTCACCCGAAATATCCAGTAAGTGGATGGATGATGTTAAACAGAATGGTCCATATCCAACTCAATTTGGAACAAGTAACCTCGAATGGTTGAAGCAAGTGGGTAGATTCCCATATAAGAACAGTGAACATAACCCATACTCAGAAGCATTTAAACAGTGGTTCCCAGAAGCGATGAAACATGTCAAGGTGTTTCGTATGACTGGTGGTGAACCTACTATGAGTAAAGATTTTTGGGAAACAATGGAACTGATTAAACAGAATCCTCCGGCGGACATTGAACTGGGTATCAATACGAACTTGGGCGTACCAGATCATTTGGTTGATAAGTTGATCGAAACAATAAACTCCCTAGAGGGTAAAGTCAAAGATATCCAAATTTATACTAGTGCAGAAAGCACTTTCGCACAAGCAGAATATGCTCGTGATGGCATCAACTATATGAAATGGTATGCAAACGTAGAACGTATTCTGCGCGAAACCAACTTCCGCGTTAATATTATGACTACCATTAATATTCTAAGTTTACCTTCTTTCTCGGAATTCGTCGAACATGTGATGGATCTACGAGTTCTGTTTAATAAGAACACCGAAGAAAACAGAATACCTTTAAGTGTAAATTATTTACGATACCCTCCATACTTACAGGCAACACTACTAGATACGGAAACTAGAATAGAGTATGCAGATAAGATTGAGAAATATTGCGAGGGTTGGTTGAAGTATCATTCTTCATCGCAATGGGCAAGACTTTACTTAGAAGAATGGGATCAAATTAAAAGATTCTGTGACTATTTGCGAACTACTCCAACCGCAGATAAATATCGTAGTGATTTTGTTAAATTTGTTAATGAATTTGATAAAAGAAGAAATAAAAACTTTAGTATTACATTTCCGATGTATGTAAATCTTCTTGAAGACTGGAAAGATAATGGCCTCGCACATGAATAAAGATGAATCTCTATCTGAATATCGGACAAGAGTATTAGATAGCAAATCTAAAAGTTTCTGTGGTGCAAAATGGTACAATGCTACTACGTGGCTAGGCAGCGGGACAACTGCTAGTTGCCATCACCCACCCGCGCACAAAATTCCTCTCGAGGAAGTCGCGGAAGATTATACTGCAATTCACAATACAAAACACAAAAAAGCAATGCGAAAGATGATGCAGGATGGCGAACGTCCTTTGGAGTGTGAGTATTGCTGGAAGATAGAAGATATCGGCAGAGATAATATCAGCGACCGTGTTTTTAAATCTGTAATTCATACTGAAAAGGATTTAGAAGATGCGTATACTAAGGACTGGAAAGACAGCGTATCTCTTAGAACATTTGAAATCGCATTTGATAGGACATGCAATCTAGCTTGTTCATACTGTAATGCGAGTTTCTCAACTTCGTGGGCGAGAGACATCAAGCAGAATGGTCCTTACCAAAACCTAGTATCAGATGGCGCTGGTGCATTTGAACAAGACGGTTCATGGACTGAACCATTCGGTAAGGATCAGACAAATCCATACATTGATGCTTTCTGGAAGTGGTGGGACAATGGTCTTGCCGATACTCTGAAAGAGTTGAGAATAACTGGCGGCGAACCTTTAATGAGTCCTGAAACATGGAGACTACTTGATTGGTTCGAGAAACAAGATAGTGAAATGGCTTTCGCTATTAATACCAACTTGATTGCTAAAGATGAGACGATTGATCGATTGATCGAGAAGAGTAAAAACATTAAAAGTTTCTCGGTATATACTAGTTGTGAATCTTCGGCAAAACACGCGGAGTATATTCGTGATGGATTTGACTATGAAGTTTGGAGAAAGAATCTAATTCGACTTCTTACTGAAGGTAATATCAAGGGTTTGAATGTTATGATGACTATCAACAGCCTGTGCTTATTCGACATAACCGAATTCTTGGATGACATTTATTCAATTAAGCAAATGACAAACTCCAAAACTCCAACAGTAAGTCTTAATCTATTGCGATTCCCGAGTTTCCAAAGTCCTCTTGCGCTTCCTGATCATATCAAAAATTATTGCAGGGAGAAGTTGAGCGCCTGGTATGAAAATGTAAAAGACCGACCACTGTGGCATGATTTTGAAAAAGCTAGTATTGAGCGTTTGATTGATTATCTTGATATTGTAGAAGCCCCACACAGAAGAACCAGTAATAAAATTACTCTTTGGAGAGATTTTAAAACATTCTACAGTCAATATGATCAACGCAGAAACAAAAATCTAGTAGAAACTTTTCCTGAAATTTTAAAGGACTGGTACGAAACTATTCCGTCCACAACACTCAAGGAAAAGACTTCATTGATTAGTGGTGATAGTACCAGACAGTATATCAATGATGAAGATTTGATGAGAATTGCACAAGAAGAGGGATGGATTTTAACTCCCGATTCTTCAAATATAGGCGAACCCCTGGGAAAATATGACTGATAGAAACTTCAAAGAAGAGCCAACGTTCTGTGTTGCACCTTGGTCACATTTACATGTGATTAATGATGGACGGGCTTATGCATGTTGTCAAACACCTCTGCACCCAGAATACTCATTCGGAAACGTGAAATCTCAATCATTTCTAGAAGTCTTGAATAGTGACAATGCAAAAGAAATGCGTAGAGATATGTTAGCAGGTAAACCTCTGCCCAAACAATGCCATCGCTGCGTAGACAAAGGTGATCATGGATTAAATACTATGCGCGCCGGGATGAATATGCAATGGTATAATGATGTCGAAGATTTGGTAAAAAGTACCAAGGAAGACGGGTCTATAGACGAAGCTAGATTATTATATTGGGATTTTAGATTCAGTAATGAGTGTAATTTGGCATGTGTCACTTGCGCACCTTTATTCAGCACTTCATGGAGCAAAGACTGGCAAGTATTGCATCCAAATGACGGAACCGAATTGGGTCTGATTTCTCTTGAAAAATCTTCTTTATTTTGGGAAGAAATTGAAAACAATCTAGAAAATATGAAGCAGATTCATTTTGCTGGCGGCGAACCTTTGATTATGCCAGAACATTGGAATATACTTCAACTACTAGACGAAAAACAGAAATACGATGTTCGTCTTAGATATAGCACAAACGGAACCACTCTTGGTAAAGAGAAGTATGACGTTTTATCTTACTGGAAAAAATTCAATGATGTTCATTTGAGTTTGAGTATTGATGGTGCAGGAGATGCATTTGAATATATTAGATATAGAGGTAACTGGGATAAAACTTTTGCTAATCTGAAAAGAATACGCGAAAGTAGAGCCGCGGAGTATTGGATTCATCCAACAGTTAGCATTTTAAATATTTTTAGATTGACAGAACTTCATGATATTCTACACACTAATGATTTAATACCTCTAACAAATATTCACGAAGCTCCTATAAATATGGATAATTATTGGTCAGATAGATTTCATCTAAATCCTTTATTTGTTCCAAGTGAATATAGTATAACTATTTTACCTAAAAACTTAAAAGACCAAGCAGCACAAAAAATACATCAATATGGGATGAAGATGCAACAAGAGTATGGTATTCCATATCATGGGTGGAAATCTATAATTGATTTCATGTATTCTGCGGATAATAGTCACCTGCTAGATGCATTTCATACTAAAATTAATAAATTAGATGAGATAAGAAATCAAAATTTCTACAAGATAAACCGGGAATTTATAGATGTTTTATAAAATATTTCGCGATAATAATCGAATTCTGGCTGCCCTAAATGCGACTTCATCTAATAATATAAAAAAATTAGAAGATATTCGGGTGTATGGACATGTCGCAGCACCTCATTTTTTATCTTTTTTGAAAAATTCTCCGGAGGGATTTCAAATACCGTTTTCTAATCAGCAAGAAACACTTCTGGCAAAAAACGGAGAAATTATGGAAGATTGGCAATATTTTATAAATCGCTATAATTTTAGAGGAAAATGGAATCTAAACACAAATAAAAAAATCAAAATTGGATGTTTTGGTGATAGCTTTACTTTTGGTGACGGCGTCAAAGAAGAAGATTTATATGTAGAACAGCTTAGATATTTGATAGAGGATACTGAATTATATAATGTTGGAAAGGGAGGGTCTTCTTTTGAAAGAATTACCAGAACATTTGCAGCATTTGTTAAGTTTGTTGATATAGATATTGCAGTCTTTACATTTCCTCATATTCATCGCGAGTTTTTTATCGATGATACTGGACTAGTCACGGATTTAATTCCAAATGTAGATGAACCTAACGCACATTTTAAATATATGTTGCCGTTTTTTGAATTGCCTGAAAATTACCAAAAAACAAAATTATCGTTGAACGTTAATTATATTTTAGACGTTGCAGATATTTTAGGAATTAAAGTCCTTTTCACTTCATGGGATATACCAACCTACAATCTATTAAAAATTTGTGCGCCAGAAAACACTGCAAATAAATTTTTTCCAAACGATTTGGATAATAAAAAAGCCAGAGATAAAGTGCATCCAGGAAAAATTTCTCAACTCAGGCATGCAAAAAATATCAGGAAAGAATTATATGATAGAACTTGGATTCAGAGACCGTCTTAATAACGTTGAAACTATTAGAATTCAACCTAATGATGGTATTTTGGCGCAATTGTGGTTGTCTCAGCTAGACAAATTATTAAGAAAACCCGATTTAGTATACATCAAAAATTTTAGTCTATTGGGATTTAACTGCGACTATCGCACACCGATGGAGGTGTGCGACGAATTAGAACGTGCAATTGATATAATAAATCGGTACACATCTTATAAGATTGTAGAGGACTATTCCTCTCTGAGAACAGAAAACAATCGTTCGCTACTTAATAAACTACACTATCATTTCGAAATAACGCATGGTCAAGTGTGGAGTCCTTCCGAATTACTAGCATCATCATCTGGCGAAGTGCGATTATCGATATGTATGTTGAATCATTGCTGTCACTGGCTTGAGACCTGGTATGACGAGGAAGAAAAAAAGCAACGATGGAATAATTCTTTTAAAAATGCATATTACTATTATAATGTTTTAGGTGCAAATCAAAAGATAGAGCTTCCACAGGATCAGAAAAAGAATTTTACCAAAACTGTAGATAATGGTTTAGTTTATTTGCATTATGCCCAAACAGGGAAGACTTGGTATGAAGCATATCTAGACAATGATGATGATGTCACCGATGCTGGTATCTCAGAGCATCGCTTGATAAGCGGAGAATTCGATTGTCACTTCGGTGATACCTATGAATTTCCGTCAGATGAACAATTCACAGAGTGGTTAATTTCCAAAGGAGCTGATCCTACCAATGAGCAAAATGGATTGGGTTATGCAGAAGTTGGTAGAGTTGTGGGTGTAACGAAACACCAGGCATTCGATTTCTTCACCGAATATACAGATTTCTTCTCTATAAAATTCAATGATCATTATCAAGAATATGATTATAGATATTACGAACAAAATTTTTACAATAAACAAGTAGAAAAATGGGGAGGTTGGTAAAAATGATTATTAAACTTATCAAATCGTGGTGGTATATGAGAAAACTCAAAAAACGTATGAAAGACTTACGAAAGCAGGATCCTTTTATCTATGATTGAATGGGGTATATCTGCCGGCGCACATGATGCATCTTTGACTGTAGTTGATGGAAGTGAAATTTTATTTGCTTCTCATGCCGAGCGATATTCGGGTATCAAAAATGATAAAGACTTGAATGCCGATTTGATTGATGCTGCATTGAAGTTTGGTAAACCAGAAAAAATTCACTGGTATGAAAAACCCAAACTTAGAGCTATGCGACGGCTGCTATCTGGACAGGGCCTTGTTAGATTTAGCGTTAGACAATATCTTTCTGCTTTCGGACTAGAAGGTGTCCCGGTAGAATTTGCATTTCATCATGAATCACATGCCGCAGCCGGTTACTACACTTCGCCGTATGAGAATGCGACCGCTCTCGTTATTGATGCTATCGGTGAATTTGATACCGCTTCTATCTGGAAATGTTCCGGTGAGAAACTGAAAAAGAAGTGGTCCATGGATTATCCAAAATCTCTTGGTCTTTTTTATTCTGCTATGACAGATAGAATTGGATTGAAGGCCAACGAAGACGAATACATTCTAATGGGAATGGTGGCGTATGGCGATCCAGAAAAATATTACAACGAAGTTAGATATCTTTGGGAATTTGAGAACCTACATCGCGGATGTCGTTGGTGGCGTATTGATGACCCTGATCTGGATATATACAGTGTTGCCGCAGCAACGCAAAAAGTATATGAAGAAGAATTCGACACACTTCTAGTTCGGGCAAAGATGAAAGATGTCAATCAAGACAATCTTGTTCTCATGGGTGGCTGTGCGCTAAACTGTTCTGCAAATCATCTTGCTAGAAGATACTTCAAGAACGTTTGGATTATGCCAAATCCAGGTGATGCTGGTAGTTCTCTTGGCGCAATCGCTGCTAACAACAGGCAAAAATTGAACTGGAAGGGACCATATCTTGGTGCAGATATGGGAGAAGAATATCCGGTAGAAAAACTCTTGACAGAATTGCATAAGACTGGTATAGTAGGAGTTGCAAGCGGGCAAGCAGAATTTGGGCCGAGAGCATTGGGTAATCGCAGTCTTCTAGCTGACCCACGCGGCCATGACATAAAGGACAAAGTAAATGAAATCAAGAAACGACAAAAGTTTCGTCCATTCGCTCCAGTCATTTTGGCAGAACATGCAAGAGATTACTTTGAAATGTCATGGGAAGACTCCCCTTATATGCAATATACTTCAAGATGTAAATATCCTGATGAGTATCCTGCTATTGTTCATGCTGATGGGACATCTCGTGTCCAGACTGTGACAAAAGAGCAACACTCTGGTCTTTACGAACTTCTTAGTAGATGGTATGAAGAGACTGGGTGTCCGATGTTATTGAATACAAGTCTCAATATCAAAGGTATGCCGATGGTTAATAACTACAAAGATGCCGATGATTTTGAAGCCAAGTATGCTGTGAAAGTGTTTTCATAATAAATACTTCAATGAATAATATTCTAAAGTTCCCCGATAAGTTTCGAAAAGAACCTAGACACTATCGAATCCCATTGTATAGTGATGTGGATGTGGAGGTCGTGTTGTTTTGTCTTAATGCCTTTGGCACTACCGATAAAAGAGTAATCTTTGACGATTTAATGCATATAGATCCTATTGAGGTTATAGAATCTCTTGACTCTGCCGTGGAATCTGATATGATATCAAGTGTGACAAAGAATCATATACAATGTATTAGAAAGTCCGTTGAAGAAAGTTGATATATTATGAATATTTTTTATCTAGACCGCGACATTACAAAATGCGCAGAATACCATAACGACAAGCATGTTGTCAAGATGATTATAGAATATGCGCAGTTGCTATCTACCGCACACCGAGTAATCGACGGTCAACAGTATCTGGACAAGACTGCCAATGGCCGTTCAATCAAACGCTGGCGAATGGCAGATACTGCGCTAGAAACCGTTCTCTACAAAGCCACTCATATCAATCATCCAAGTGCGGTCTGGGTTCGCCAGTCTAACAATAACTACAACTGGCTTATGTGTCTATTCCAATCCCTGCTTTTGGAATACACACATCGCTATGGTAAATTCCATGCTACCGAACGGTTAGTTTATTTTCTTCGTAAACCACCTCAAAATATTCCAGTTGGTTATTTGACACAGCCAACACCTGCTATGCCAGATGAATATAAAGTGCCTGGCGATTCCTTACAGTCATATCGTAACTATTATGTTGGTGCAAAAAAAACTATGGCAAAATGGAAAAATCGTGAAATTCCTAGCTGGTGGAAAGACGCAACCCAATAAATAACTGTATGAAGACAGTTATACCGATTTCTCCTCCTCCGCGTATCGTGCCTCCCTCGGCACTAGGCGACTCTGCGATTTGCAGGGTCGCCTTTTTTGTATCCACCTCAAACCTCAAAGGACTGTCATGTCAAGAAAAAAACAAAACACATTACACGTTGTCTCAAATAATGACGCTCCCGTAACCTTAGAGAAGAGCAAGTTATGTAAAGTAAAATACGAAGACCTAAAAAACATTCAACCCAAAAACTTCAATCAGAGACAATTTTTTGAACTATACGACAAACAGTCCACTGCAATATTACTTCACGGTGTAGCAGGTACAGGAAAGACCTACATCGCACTTTACAAAGCACTAGAGGAAGCACTAGATCCAGAAACAGTATTCGAACGAGTAGTAATAGTCCGCTCTGCCGTTCCATCAAGAGAAATTGGTCACCTACCAGGAGACGAAAAAGAAAAGACAGAAGTTTATCAGTTACCTTATGTAGAAATCTGCGAGGATTTGTTTAATCATATCCAGCCATTTCAGCGATTGCAAGAACAAAAGACGGTGAACTTTATGATCACCTCCTTTGTTCGTGGTATCACTCTAGATAATTCCATTGTCATTGTTGACGAATGCCAAAATATGACGGACATGGAACTAAATTCAATTATGACCCGAATTGGCAGAAACTCAAAGATCATCTTTTGCGGAGATTTCCGCCAGACCGATCTATATAAAAAGACCGATATGTCAGGACTTCAAAAGTTCATTGCTATCGCCGAACTAATGCCCTCGTTCAAAACAATAGAGTTTTCTGTGCATGATATAGTAAGGTCGAAATTGGTTAAGGAATATATTCTGGCCAGACTAGAATATGAGGAGAGATACGCATAAGAGACTTGACAAACTAGGCGAATCATGCTATACATAATGTATGTTCAAAACGATATATGATTATTCCGATTTCGCCCAAGATGAAACAAGAGAAGATGGTAGCAGAGTTTACGTCAATGCCTCTGGTGTTGGATATCCCTCTGCTACCACTGTTCTTGGTGTCTTAAATAAAGATTCAATCAACAAGTGGCGTGAGCGCGTTGGCGAAGAAGAAGCCAATCGTATTTCTAAACAGGCTTCTACTCGTGGTACTAAAATCCACACACTTACCGAAGCATATCTAAAGAATGAAGAAGTAGATTTTGATGGCGTGAAAGCGTCCTTACTCGACAAGGAAATGTTCACTAAGTTCAAAACAATTCTTGAGCCTATTGACAATATTCACTGCCAAGAGCTGGCATTATACAGCGACTTCCTGCGTATGGCTGGTCGTGTAGACTGTATCGCAGAATACAACGGTGTTCGTGCGGTGATTGACTTCAAGACTTCTAACCGTCCTAAGAAAAAGGAATATATCAGTTCCTACTTTATGCAAGCCACTGCATATGCAATCATGTATGAAGAGCGCACAGGTATTCCTGTTCCCTATCTGATTATCTTGATTGCTGTAGATGGCGATGAGCCTCAGGTGTTCGTAGAAAAGCGTGACAACTGGGCCAAGAAACTCATCGAAACTCGCGATTTGTTTGAAAATAGTCTTGACAAATAAGACTTAAGGTATTATATATAGATTATCAGTTGATGACAATCAACAATAAAGGCGGAAAGACGCGGGTGCAACTCCCGCCACCTCCACCATGAACATATCCGCCAATCAATACATATATGCGGAGTTACCTAGGACACCTTCCGATGGGTCAGATAACGGGTTGCAAACTGTTATCGTTGGGTATGTTCATGATGGGGGTGAACTAGGATCGATTTTCGTGTAATAGGGCGGTTCGAGACTGATTGCTTGGCAAAGTGCCACTAAACGTAAATGCAAACGATAACGTTGCCTTTGCAGGATATGCGCTAGCCGCATAATCTCATTGGGTTTTTGATAGTTTTCCCTCGAAACAGAATAAAACTATCGCCTGTTCTGTATATACGATGAAATGAGTGGACTAAGAACTCAAAACTGCTAAATAGTTATATGACCCACTGAGCAAATCTGACAACAGTAAGCCCGGTGGGTCTTTTTTTGTCTACGGACAAATCAGTGTGGGGAGTCACTGACTAATACCCTCTCAAGTAAAACAACTATTGGAAATAAGATGACTTCCTTAAACAAGAAGTTCTTCAAGTTTCTTTCGATTATTATACTATTAAGTTATGGTTTATATGGATTTAATTCATATGCTGAAACTGCCATCGAAAGAGAAGCAAGGGAATATTCCCTCGGCGTCGGAGAAGTAATCCAGGACATCAAAGATGATGCCCGAGAACAACAACGAAAAGTAACACAACAAAAAATCCAGACACAAAATATTCGTCTGGCAAATAATACAGAATTGAAGTGCCTAGCAGATAACATTTACTATGAGGCTGGTAATCAGTCGACCAAGGGTAAATTGGCGGTCGCTGCGGTCACTATCAATCGAGTAAATAGCCCCAAGTTTCCGAAATCAGTATGCTCCGTTGTATACCAGAGAACAAAACGTGTTTGTCAGTTCTCATGGGTGTGCGAAGGAAAGAAGAGTGTGCGTAGTGCGCAACAATATGCTGAATCAAAGAAAGTTGCCGAAAAAGTATTGCTTTATGGGGCAAATCACGATATACTAAGTCGTAACGTTTTATTCTACCATGCAGACTATGTAAATCCGCGTTGGAACTTACGTAGAGTAACTCAAATTGGTGATCATATATTTTATGCAGGATAAAGAATGGGTAAGAGAAGCAAATTTGAGCATCGTAAGAATGACTTCTATCCGACACCGTTGGATGCAGTAAAGCCTCTCTTACCCTTTCTACCCTCGGAGTTTACCTTCGCTGAGCCATGTGCTGGCGACGGTAGACTCTGTAGGCATATCGACACCTTAACAAACAGTAATGCTCTTGCGACTTTGGTCTCTGACCTAGATCCAAAAGACCCTTTTATTGAAAAATATGATGCATTAACTGTTGACATTCCCGCAAATACAGAGTATATTATAACTAATCCGCCTTGGTCGCGATGGATATTACATCCTCTGATTGATAGGTTCGCTAGTATTCGTCCTACTTGGCTTCTATTCGATGCTGATTGGATGCACACAAAACAAGCGATTCCTTATCTACAGTATTGTAGTAAGATTGTGGCCATAGGCAGAGTAAAGTGGATTGAAGATAGTAAGTTTACTGGCAAGGATAATGCTTGTTGGTATCTTTTTGATAAAAATGAAATGAGTGGAACACAATTTTATGGTCGAGGATTTTCAAGTGGTAGATGATATCAGCAACGAATTTCTGATTACAAAGAAGTTTAAAACGTCAATCGAATTTTCTCAGTTTATTGAGAAGCAAGCTAATCAGACCGGACTACCCTGTATGGAACTTCTAGTAGATTACTGCGTTAAAAACGAAATTGAGATGGAATCAGTATCAGTTCTTCTGACATCCTCGTTGAAGGAAAAAATTAGAGCCGAAGCCGAAGATTTGAATATGTTGAAACGCAAGGATGGAAAGCTACCCTTCTAATGGATTCTTTCGAAGTTTACCGTGTCTATATGTCACTCAAACTTCATTTTACTTCCGATGATTACGACATCACAAAAACAAAATCAGGCGTTAGATGTAAGAGAGAAACATTCCTTAAACGTAAGGATGTTTTATTGTTTCGCAAGTTAGCTAAAAGATTTAGTTTTACAGAAATGGTAGACTATTTCGTTGCTAATTTCGTCAACGGCCACAATGGTCTATTTGATGCCGAAAGTGATAATGTATATCGGGACTGGAAAGCTAGAAAAGAGAAGTTGACATATCTGTTCACACAAGATATCTCTACACTTATGTTAGAGGCTGAAAAAGTAAATGTTGACCCATTGATTAGTGATGGTCAACATCCTTTAGCTCTAAAACTTTACCTTGGCAAAAAAATTAGTCTTGAAACTCTAGTTATTCTTGACAAATTGTTCGACTTCGTGTATAGTAACAATACTACGTTAGCAAACGATTTTATATGGAAAGATGTGTCCCGTTTGATAACAAAGTACCGTGTCTTTGTCAAGTTTGATAAAGACAAATTCTCTCAACTATGGATCAAGGAGAAAGGCCCAGTGGTCTGTTAAATGAGTCACTCTAAGCGCAGAGACTTTGATTACGAACCCCGTGTCAAAGAAGTTAGAAAAGGTGTTGATAAATCAAATAAGCACCGCAAAAACCTGTATAAATACTCTGGTAGTCAAGAAGAAGATTTCGAAGACTATGATGATTATGATACACATCGCAAATATTAACATACATCGCAATATAAGGAAATACAAATATGTCTTTTAATTCTCTATCGGATCTTCGTAAGAACCGCGGCAACTTCGACTCGCTCATGAAGGAAGTCGAAAAGATTGCAAATCCCACAAACGAAAAGCGCGGCGATGATGACCGCTTCTGGAAGCCAAGTGTCGATAAGGCTGGCAACGGCCAGGCTGTTCTTCGTTTTCTCCCTGCGCCTCCAGGTGAAGAACTTCCGTGGGTTCGCGTCTTTGACCATGGCTTTCAAGGTCCTACTGGCAAGTGGTATATTGAAAATTCATTGACCACTATCAACAAGCCAGACCCTGTCGGCGAACTCAACAGCGAACTTTGGAATTCGGGTATCGAAGCCAACAAGGAAATCGCTCGTAAGCAGAAGCGCCGCTTGTCGTATATCTCTAACGTTCTTGTTGTTCGTGATCCAGCAAATCCTGAAAACGAAGGTAAGGTATTCCTCTACAAGTTCGGAAAGAAGATTTTCGATAAAGTCAAGGACGTGATGCAACCCACGTTTGAAGATGAGAAGCCGGTAAATCCATTTGACCTTTGGGAAGGTGCTAACTTCAAGTTGCGTATCCGTCAGGTTGAAGGCTATCGTAACTATGATAAGTCAGAATTTGATGGCCCAACTCCTCTTGATGAAAATGAAGATAAGTTGGAAGCAATTTGGAAGCAAACAAACTCACTTGCTGCTTTCCTCGATCCTTCAAACTTCAAGTCTTATGATGAACTCAAGGCCAAGCTGAATACTGTTCTTGGTAGTGGTACCCGTGTGCCTACCGCTGAGAAGGTAAATCCGCTTGATGCGGAAGATGAACTCTTCGTTGAAACCAAGATGAAGACGGCTGCTAAGGCAACCGAAGATACTCCGCCTTGGAGTGACGATACTGCCGATGATAATATGAGTTACTTCGCAAGTCTTGCGGACGACTAAAAGAGAAAGGGGCGCTCTAAGCGCCCCTTTTTTATGCCATTGCTCGTTTTAGAGCAAATCTCATCCAACTACTTTCATCATCTCTAACATATGTCTTAGCATTTGGTACAGTGGTGCTTTCGGATGTGCCACCTCCGCCACCACCTTGATTGATGATTGTGGGCGGAGGAACATTGACTTTCATCTGGTCTTTAGCTTGTTCCGACCCCTTTTCTAAGATGCCGCTATCAGGATTTTGCCCTGACTGGACTTTAGTTTCTTCACCGCCGCTCATATAATCATACGCGGTCTTTGCACCTACTGCCGCAAGCCCAAGTCCACCTGCCGCCATCATTAGAGGATTTCTTTTCACAAATCCGGCTGCTTTACTGAATATTCCACCACCCGGTTTGCCTTGAACTGCGGCAGGTTTTGGTTGTGCTGTTGCTTTTGGTGCTTGTCCACTTTGT